CCCAGTCCTTGCACTCGTCAATGCGCTCGCAGCTTGCGAGGGCATTGCGGGCGGACTCATAGACCGCAGGCAGCTTGGCGTTGGCAACGCTGATATTCGCGACCGGGTTCACGCGGCCTCCTTCAGCTTGGCGGCAGCGCGCTTGCGCTCGGCCGGGGCGACGGCGTATTTGCCGCAGGGCCAGAGGCGGTTGAGGGTCAGGCCGGTGACTTCGGCCAGCGCGGCGGCGACGTTGTAGCTGGTCGCGTCATCTCGCAGCACCCGGCTGATGACCGCCTGGGTAATGCCCAATTCGTCGGCCAGCTCCGACTGAGTCACGCCGGCCATGCTCAGCGCCCACATTCGATCCGTGCCGGTTACCGGACCCTTGCCATCGAAAACGCGATACAGCTTTTCCCGGGCGGTGCTATCGTTCATGATTGGCCTATTAATGGATATGTTCGGGAGAAGTATAGTGCAAGATTCTGCATCCTGCAATAGTGCAGTATCAAGCATTCACGCGCGGCTGAAGGAAGAAAGAAATCGCCTGGGATTCAGCCAGGAAGCTGTGGCGCGGATGTGTGGGGCTTCAAAGCGCTCTGTCGCGGGCTGGGAAAAGGATGTGCAGATTCCCGCCGACCGCCTAGCTAAGCTCGTTTCATCTGGCTTCGACGCTGGCTATGTGCTGGAAGGGGTTCGCGCGGGATCTGACCGCAAGGTCACCGTGACGCCAGAGGAGCTCGACTGGTTATGGTCGTGGCGCTCGATGAGCGAGGACAGCCGGCCCAAGGCGAAACGGATCGTCGACGCCCTGGTGGCCGATGACGTGCATAAGGACAAATCGCCTCGCATCAGACGCCGACCGGGCAGCGACAAGCCTCAGAAAATGAAGCCCATCAGCAAGGGCGACAAGCGCTAGAATTCCCGCCTGCGCCCGACACCTTTTATATAGGGCGCACTCAGCGCCCGACCGGCCCCACCCGGCCCGGAAATCGACCGAGCGCACCCAGCGCGCCCGCCGCTCGATTCAGCAAACGCTCAGCAAACGGGTTTCTGTGTCACAGAAGCCCGTTTTATCCAAAACAAGGGCCTACCTACAGGGTCGCCCCCAAAACGGCCTGCTTCGCGCTGAGGCGATGCCGCCCCAGGTGCACCCGCCCGCGCTCGCCGCCCGCAACCTGCCCGAGCGCCGTGAACCCGGGTGCGAGCCGATCCTCAAAGCTTCACCGTGCGTTTACACCAGCCGGTGCGCACCTTGCTATAGTAGAGTTCCACCAGGAGGCAACCGATGAGCAAAGCAATCCGCAATTTCATTATCGGCATGGGCAGCGTGCTGGATCTCCGCCCCGTGGATGATGTACACGCCGAAATTGCGCGCCGCCGCCGCCGCAGCGACTTCGAGGCGCTGCAGCACGACTGGGAGATGGTCGGACGCGACATGCGCAAGGCCATTGACCGGTTCGAGCGCGACCGCCCGCAGCACTGTGGCTGAAGATTCAGGGACGGTTTCCGGGCAGGTCGAATCTGGCGAGCAGCCCGAAGCTCGCCAGCTGATTGTTGCGCAGGGCCATTTTTCCGGCCCGCTCCCGCCGCCGGCAGTGCTGCAGGGGTATGAAGACGTTCTGCCCGGCGCGGCCGAGCGCATTGTGCAGATGGCCGAGCAGGAGCAGCGCCAGCGCCACGCCTTCGACAACAGCCTGGCCGCCAGCGTTACCCGGCAGCAGGAGCGCGGCCAGCAGTTCGCTTTCCTGCTTGGCGGCGGCGCGCTGGCGCTGGCCGCGTTCATGGTGTATTCCGGGCACCCGGTCTATGCGATCGTGACGACCGTGAGTTCAATCGCGACGCTCGCCGGTGCGATGCTGTATCGCCGCCACGCCGAGCCGCCGGGGAGCAAAGGCGATTGACAGGCGGCGCGCGGCTGCCCGCCGCTCGATCTGGTAAACGCTCAGCAAACGACAGGGAAAAGGTCAGAATCCCGTTTTATCCAAAACAAGGGCTACCTACCGGGTCGGGGGTCAAACGGCCTGTATGAGCTAACCGTCCAGCCCGCCCCAATTTGCGCCCGCTGGGTCGCATCGGAGCGACATCTCGGCGCGTTAATTCGGATGCCATATCGAAAAGGCATCTCCAGCGAAACCAGGGAGGCTCGGGCCTGCTGCTCCGGCAACATCAACGCGCGTGTAGTCGAGGTCGGAGTGGATATGGTACAAACGTCCTGCGCCGTCCATCACTGCTGTTTGGCCTTTTTTTCCGTTCGATAGGTCTTGGAAGAAAGCCGTCCAGGCAATGGGGTCGATTACCAGCCATCCTGTAGATGCGAAGCTGGGCGGGCAGTAAATCTTGCCGTCAGGTCCGACGCCTGCGCTGTAGTATTTGAACCCCCCGGAGAGATCAAGACCAAAATCCTCCAGCACTGCCGTCTCCGTGGTCGGGTCGATGACCAAGCAGGCCGTCTGGCTGTAGGGTGGGCAGTAGATCTTCCCATCCGGCCCCAAGCAGGGTCGGCCAAAGCGATAAGTCCCCGACAGGTTTAGCCCAAACGTCTGAAGAGTAGCCGAATCATCAGCAGTATCAATGACCAACACTTCGGCTGCGCGGTTATAAGGCGAGCAGTAAATCTTGCCGTTAGGGGCCAGGGCTCCTCCATTCCAAAGCTCGAACTTTTGGAAAGCCCCGCCCGTTTTAATGTCGGCGTAGGGTGCAATGATGGCACTCTGGCTGTTGAGGTCAATTATTACTGGCGGCCGATTCAGCCCATAGGGAATCGAATAAAGCTTCTGATTGGGGCCTTCGACGAGCCCATAGCTGTGCGCGTTGAGCCCTGTGTTACTTACGGGGTCGTAGTCTCCAATTGGTGTGCCAAAGTCGGTTTTTAGCGCAGTGTCTGTTGACGGGTCAATCACCAGAAACCGATCTTCACCCCACGGCGCGAAGTAGATTTTCCCGTCTGACGCGAAAACCCCTGCGCCATACTGCCCACCTTGCATCCCGGCAAAAGCACCAGATTCAAGAAAGTCTAAGCCGTAGGTCTCACTGCTGATTGTTTGCGCTGCGGTATCCCACACGACGACCTGCGTTGTCCCATGCCAAGGAGGGCCGAAAATGCGGCCGTCTGGCGACATTATGGTATCACCCCATGCGGCATCAGATGCCGATCCAGTGGGCGTGATGAGATATCCTGATGCAGTTGATTCGGCAGCGTACCAGTACGCCATTGCATCGGGCATGGGCGGGATGACTGGTTGCTCGAAATGACTTGCGAGCACAGTTTGCAAAAGTTCGCTCATGCGAACGCCACAATGCTCTGAGCCGTTGTCCCGGTTTCCCAAACTTTCCCTGCCATGATGTACTGCCAAGAGCCTGCAGGCACATTTGCCATTGTGATGATGTCGCCTTGATCTGTTGTCAGCCGCAAGTTCCCAGCGCTGCCAACATAGAGCCAGCGCGTGACGAACGGCAGCTCTTCGGAATCAGACGGGGTGACCGCTGCTGCCCTTCTAGCGGGTGAATTCAATTCCGTCCGTCGATTAGCAAAGCTGTTTGCAGGCATGGTTGTTCACTCTATTGCGGTTTCAGGTTGATTGAGCCATGCTAGTCATAGCCGTGCCTTAATACGCTCGTGAAGCACTTCACGCTCAGTCTTTAGGCGCCACCAAAGCACCATGCGCTTCATGGCGAAGCGCGATTGCAAGGGTTTAAACGACTGGGTCGAGATCTTCCAGGCCGGTGATCACACCGACGGCCACGGCCGTTCGGGCACGTGGACCGAGGAAGATCTGGATCAGATGGTGGCCAACCACAATGCGGCCACTGCTGCTCCCCTGGTGATCGGCCACCCCGAGACTAACGACCCGGCCTATGGCTGGGTGGAGTCGCTGCAGCGGGCCGGCAAGTCGCTGATGGCCCGATTCAAGGACGTGGTTCCGCAGTTCGAGCGCGCCGTCGAGACGGGCCGCTATCGCAAGCGGTCGGTTTCCATCGGAAAGGGCCCCGACGGCTGGCGACTGCTTCACGTCGGCTTCCTGGGCGCCAAGCCCCCGGCGCTGGATCTGGCGCCGATGAACTACGCACAGCCCGACGACGTGGATCGCGTATTCGAGTTCGAGGCCGACTGGCAGACCCCCAACGTCATTTCGCGGGCCATGCGCCGCCTGCGCGAGTTCCTGATCGAGCAGTTCGGCCGAGATGCCGCCGACCGGGTGATGCCCGATGGCGATATCGAATTTCTGGACGAGCACGCCGACGACTTGCGCAATCGCGAACGAGAGCGAGATTCAGACAGCGAGCCGGCATTCAGTGCGCCGGCGGCTCAATTCAATCGTCATGCCAATCGTGGAGGACAGGACGTGCCACAGCAATTCACGCAAGAAGACCTCGACCGAGCGGTCGAGCGGGCCAAGGGCGAGGTTCGCCAGGAGTTCGAGCGCAACAGCGCCGACCTGGAACAGGAGCTGAGCACGGCCCGGGCCGAGCGCTTCAAGGCGGAGTTCTCCGCCGAGCTCGGCAAGCTCCAGGACGAGGGCAAGCTCACGCCGGCGCAAGCCGCGGGCGCGCTGGAGTTCATGCTCTCGCTGGCGGTCGAGCCGCAGGAGTTCGAGTTCGCGGCCGCCGACGGCAAGTCGACGGCCAAGAAGGATCGACTCGACTGGTTCCGGGAGTTCGTCAAGGCTCTGCCCAAGCAGGTGGAGATCGGCGCTCGCAAGGACGACGAGCCGGCCACTGGCACGGCCCGCCGATTCAACGCGCCGACCGGCTCGGTGGTGGACAGCGACCGGCTGGACCTGCACGAGAAGGCGCTGGCCTACGCCCGCGAGAAAAACGTCACTTACTACGACGCCGTGCGCGCCGTCGAACAGGAGGCCTGAACCATGCCTGCAACCAAGATTCCCGTTCTGACGCTGACGGCCCTGGCGGCCGCAGCCATCACCGAGCGCCAGGCCGTGGGCCATGACGGCAACGTGGCCAGTGCCGGTGACCCGATGTTCGGCCTGGCCACCTGCGATGCCGCGGCCGACTACCATTTTGCCGTGGACGTGCTGGGCACCAGCATCGCGACGGCCGGCGCCACGGTCACCGCCGGCCAAGCACTCGAGGTGGGTGCCAGCGGCCAGCTCATCCCACGGAGCGCCGGCACCAAGGTTGCGCGCGCGCTTTCCGGTGGCGACGCCGGCCAGCCCATCGAAGTTCTTCTGATCCCGGCCTGAGCAAAGGAGTCAACGAGTCATGCCGAATACTGCACAACGCCGGGTCATCGACCCGATCCTTTCGACGGTCGTCCAGAGCTATCAGCACCCCGAGCACGTGGGCCTGAACCTGTTTCCGCGCGTGACGGTGCGGACCTCGGGCGGCAAGGTGATCGAGTTCGGGCGCGAGAGCTTCCGCCTGTACAACACGGCCCGCGCGCCGGGTGCGGCCACGCGCCGGATGACCACCGGTTACGAGGGCAAGCCCTTTGCCCTGGAAAACCACGCGCTCGACGCGCTGGTGCCGCGCGAGCATCTGCGCGAGGCCGAGGAAGTGCCGGGCATCGACCTGGCCACCGAGTCGACCAACGACGTGATGAGCGCCATGAGCCTGTACCTGGAATACCAGCAGGCCACGATGGCGCGCGATGCCAACAACTACGACGCGGCCAACAAGGTGGCGCTGTCGGGCGCGGACCGCTGGGGTGACTACGCCACCTCGGATCCCATCGGCGACGTCGAGGCTGCACGCAACGCGGTGCGGTCCAAGGTGGGCCTCTACCCCAACGTGCTGCTTCTGGGTGCACCGGTGTTCGACCAGCTCAAGCACCACCCGACCATCGTCGATAAGATCAAGCACACCCAGACGGGCGTTCTCACCGAGGACCTGCTGGCCAACATCTTCTCCATCGGTAAGGTGGCGGTCGGCAAGGCGGTGGCCCTGGGCGACGACGACACCCAGTTCGACATCTGGGGCAAGGACGCAATCCTGGCCTACGTGCCGACGCAGATCACCGGCGTTCGCCAGCCGAGCTACGGCTACACCTACACGATGGACGGCCATCCGATAGTGGAGCGGCCGTACTGGGACAACACCCACAAAAGCTGGGTGTACGGCATGGCTTACGAGCGCGCCGCGGTCCTGTCCGGAATCGAGTCTGGATTCCTGATCCAGACCGCTGTTGCCTGACCCCTCCCTGGTGGGCACGTGAACGCCGACGGGGTAACCAGGCGTGACTGCCGCGAGAGCGCGGCCTCGAATTGCCATAACGAGCACCAGGAGACACGAAGTCATGAACCAGGCACGCGAAGAGATCACGGTCATCGTCGGCACGCCGCTCAAGCGCAACGGCAAGCGCGTCGCGCCCGGCACTGAGCTGGACCTGACCATCGACGAGGCCGCGCCCCTGCTCGAAGTTCAGGCGGTGCTGGCCCGCGACTACTCGGAAACCCACGACGCGAGGCCCGATGACCCGGACGGCACGGCACCCGGTGCCACCGGCGAGGCAGGCGAGAACGGTGGCGGTTCGGATGATGGCAAGGGCGCCGGTGCTCCGCCCGCGCCGGACGGGCCGCTCAACATAAACTCGGCCACGGCCGAGCAGCTCGCTGGCGTGTCTGGCCTGGGCGAGGAGCTCGCCAAGGCCATCGTCGCGCATCGCGAGGCGAATGGTGCTTTCGAGTCGCTGGCTGGCCTCGAGGTCATCAGCGGAATCGGCCCGGCCAAGGTCAAGAAGTTGGCTGATCGGCTGACGGTGTAGGCGCGTGAACTACGCCACTCAGAATGACCTGATCGAGCGCTTCGGCGAGGAAGAATTGCTGGGGGTTGCGGAATCGGAAACGGATGGTACGCTCGACGCCACCCGCGTCGAGACAGCCCTGTCCGACGCCTCCCGCCACATCGATTCCTATCTTCGCCTGCGCCGCTCCGTGCCGGTCGACCCGGTGCCTGACGTTCTGGTGGGCGCATGCGCCGACATCGCGCGCTTCAGCCTGCACGACGACCACGCTCCGGACCAGGTGGCCGAGCGTTACAAGGCCACCATCCAGTGGCTCAAGAATGTGGCTGCCGGCAAGGCAAGCCTGGGTGAAGACGACACCACCATCACCGGCGCCGGCCGCATCGTGCGGCGGGCCGGCAAGAGCGGGTTCGACTGGGATGCACACGTTGTATGAGCGGCCCGCTGGACCTGACGCACTGGGTTGCCCGCTTGGTAGATCAGGTGGGCGACCTGAAGAAGGTGGGCCTGGCTGGCGATCTGCAGAAGGCGCAGAACATCCTCCGCGCGGTGCCGGCCGCCTGGGTGATGCCGGGGCCCGAAAACGTGGCCGCCACCGAGGCCAGTCCTCAGCGTCGCTATCGAATGCGCTGCCAAGTGGACATCGTCATTGCCATGCGCCACTACGGCGACACGGTCGGGGGCAAGGCGACGGACGAATTACGCGATCTGCGTGCCTCGATCGGCGATACGCTGATCGGCTGGCAGCCGCCCGACGCGCTGGTCGCTGTGATACCGAAGGGCGGGCAGCCGCTGAGCATGGCCAGCAATGCCATGTGGTACCGAGAACGCTTCGAAACTTCAGTCTGGAGATGAGCAATGCCTGAGAAATTCACCACCCTGCCAGCCGACGGCGGCAGCTATCGCAAGGGCAAGGACGGCCAGTACACGCGGCTGGACACACCGCAGAAACCGCAGCCCGGCA